ATTAATAATTTTTTAATTGTTTCAATATTTTGTGCATGACTAATAATTTCATCAATTGATTTTGGTCTATATTTTTCAACCCAAGGAAGAAAATCATTATTTGATATTGACATTATAACTAATTGTTAAATTGTCTTTATATAAAACAAAATTATTAAATAGTTAAATTGTTATCATTATATGATATGATAATCTCATAAACTGAATAAATTCATCACAACCTTTAATTAAATTTTGATCAACATCAGATATTTTACATAATATATTAGACTTTTTATAACTATCTATATCTGAATTAATTATATAATTATGAAATAAAATAATTTGATTTACCATAGAATAACCCTCTAAAAATAAAGAATTAACTAGAGAATCAACTAATTTATAATCTTTTTGAAAAATTGTTTGCATTAGTTGATTAAATTTTTCAGTAGGAATAATACCAGACATTTCATCAAGTAATTCTTCATTAACTTTATCACCGTATGAATTAAAACATTTTTGTAAAAAGTTTATTGCTTTTCTTAAATCCCCCCTACATATTCCAACTATTTTATACAATAATTTATCAGGACATTTAAATTTTTCACATTCACAAATATATTTTAATTTAATAATAATTTCATTTGAATCTATTGGTTTAAATCTAAATAAAGAACATCTTGATATGATTGGATCAATTATTTTATTATGATAATTACATATAATACAAAATCTTGTTATTTTAGAATATTGTTCCATTATTCTTCTTAAAGCAAATTGTGAATCTGGTGTCATTGTATCGGCTTCATCTAATATTATAATTTTCCATGGCGGAGCATTTTTAATATATTTAATAGATTGTTTTGCATGTGTTTTAATTTTTTCACGTATAATATTAATACCTCTTTCATCAGATGCATTTAGTTCAATAATTCTATCAGAATAATTTTCAGAACCAAATAGCTCTTTAGATAGTGCTAATATTGTTGATGTTTTACCACATCCAGATGGACCAAAAAATATTAAATGTGGTAAATTTTTTGTAATTAAAGCTGATTTTAATGATTTGATTACGTTTGTTTGGGCACTTATTTCACTTAAATTTTCTGGTCTATATTTTTCTACCCATGAATAATTATATGTCATTATCAAATATATTAAAACATCCTTAAATATATTTATAAAAATATCTAATTTAATTTAATTATATGACTGATATTATGACTGATATATGGTATAAAAATCCAAAAGTTTTATTAAATAATATTGACCAATTTTTTCCAGAAAAAAATCAATCAAATACTGAAAAAAATAATGCTCTTATAAGATTTGCAATATATTTTGGTATATTAATACTAATTTCTAAACAAGATATAAAATGGTTATCAATTTCAATAGTTATAATAATAATAACTTATTTTATTGGAAAAACGGACTATATTAAATCTACAAATAAAACATGTTATAAACCTACAATAGATAATCCATTTATGAATTATACAGTAGCTGATTTAATAGATAATCCTAATAGATTAGCAAGTTGTAAATCTGAAGATATATTAAAAATTCCAGTAGATGATGTTGAAAAAAGTTTAACTATTTCTCAAGACGTAAAAACATTAACTAGACATGCATTTAATACACATGTAATTTCAGATTCGTCAGATATTTGGGGTAAATTTGTTTCTGATAGAAATTTTTATACAATGCCAAGTACAACTATTGTAAATGACCAAATAGGTTTTGCAAAATGGTGTTATGGTGATAGTGGTGATTGTAAAACAACTGGTAATAATTGTTTAAAAAATAGAGATCCAGAATATCATCGTGGGCGTTATTCAGTAATTAAAAAATAGTTTTAATAATTAAAATAGTTTAATAATATTAAAATATTTTTTATTTTAATGAGCAATTATGCAAATATTTCTGAAAGTTTTAAATTAAATAATATTACAAATGAAATTTCTAATATTAAAAATAAATTTATTACAGTAGATAATCCATCATTATTATTACCAGGAAATTATATTAGAGAAGATACAAAATCTAATGTAATTGATAATGAATCATTATTATTAACACCGTCAAATAATAAAAGAGAAAAAGTACAATTGAAATTAATAGATGATTTAAATCCAGTAAATTTTAATGTTCAATATACAAATAATTTAAAAACAGAATTTTGTGAAAAAAATACTGATTTTTATTATACAAATAAAGATATAGGTGCTGGCAGAGGATTTGGCAATCTTCTTATATCAAATGATATAAGAAAAGGCGATGCATCCCGTTATGATACTAAAGAATTTAAAGAAGTTAAAGAAGGACAACAATTGTTTGATTATCAATTTCAATATTTGGATAGAAATTTTCAAGAACCATCGCATATAGTAATGGAAATACCAAGAGGTGGTGAATCAACCAGAAAACAAAATCAATTAACAGTTAATACAATGCGCGATGATACAACAGATTATGATAAACGCATTAAAACAATAAAATTTAATTATTAAATTTAATAGTTTATTATTATTAAAGTAAATATAATATATAAAAATATGGAAACTAATTGTAATAATAAAAAAATATTAAAATGTTTAAAATCATATCTTATAGCAAAAAAATATTATGAATCAGATATAGAAAAATCATATGATTATTTTAAACAATGTAATAAAATATTAAATGATTTGAAATATAATAATATTAAAATTACTGATAATTTAGTAAATATTATTGAAGAAACTGAAACTGAATGTAGTAAATATTTAACAATAGCTATAACAAATACATTAGAAAAACCGTTTATAAAAAAAATAAATTCTACAACTAATACAAATTTTGATAATAATTTATTTGAATTAATAGAAATAGGTGATATAAAATCATTTAAAAACTATAAATACGGTCATATTGATTTTAATATGGTTAATGAATTTGGTTTAACTTTATTACATTATGCAATTAAATTTGGCGATACCATGTTTTTAAAACAAGCATTTAAAATAGGTGCAGGAATAGATCAAACAAATAAATTTGGTCATACATTATTAGAATATGCATGTTTAGAAAAAGATCCAAATATTATTAATTTTTTAACATCAAATGGTGCAGATATGAAAAAACATTTATTATTTAGAGAAGGCAAAAAATATTTCAATAAATCTGATCATATAGATATTGCATTATTAGAAAAAATTGTTTTAGAATCATCAAATAATAACAATTCAAAAATAAAACATTTAAATTTTATATTTGAGTATATTAACCCAGATGAAATATTAGATATTGGTTATTGTACTTCTTTAAATTCAATACAAACTATTGATTTTAAATATTTTATTATAAAATTAGATAACATGATTGATAAATTTAATTTAGAAACAACTAATACATATATTGATATTATTAAAGAAGAATTATCATATAATTTAATATATAAGTTAGGCTGTCCTAATAAAAAAATAGAAATTATATTATATAATTTAGTTCCATTTATTGAAGTATTGCCAAATTTAAAATTTAATTGGTTAATTAGTTTAGAAATAAAATATTTAATCTTAAAAATTTTAAAAAATAAAGTTAAAATAAATACACGAGAATTAAAAACAGAATTAGGTAATTTATTACAATTATCTTATATAAATCCACAAATTATACCAGATGGTTTAATTCATACCATAGTTTTACAATGGATTTATAAAATAAAAGTATAGTTATTATTTTTAAAAATTTTTTCTAATATAATTATATATATAAATGAGTTCAAATCGTTTAATTTATGATAATTGTGCTTATAGTACAGAAATTAAAGAAAGTATAAGTCCATTACATTATAATTTATTTAAAGGAAAATATGAAAACTGTAATCAATGTCCTGTTGGTGATTTTACTAATAATATTGAAGCTAGTTCGCGCGTAGATATTGAAAATGAATTAACAGGATTAATAAGACCAAATAGTTTATGTCCATCATTAAAATTTGATCCTTCTAAACCATTTACTATACCTAATTTTTCTCCAAATAAAATGTGTGAAAATATTAATTATATTACACCAAGTAATTTAGTTAAACCTACTACAAATATGTTAAATGAAAACAATTTAGGAATTAATTTTTGTAATCCGACTACATTTGATTCAAAACATTAAAACATTAAAATAATTATTTTATATCATTTTTAAATAATATAAAATAAAAAAAATCTTAACTAATGTATATAGACTAATGTCATTTAACAGAACAAAATATGATGCAACCGCGTATGAACTTCAAATGAATAGAAGTACATCTCCAGGTGATTATAGATTATATGCGCCATTTGGTGAAAATTGCGAACAATGTTATTCTTATTCAGGACCAGTTGGTTCTAAATCAGATGTATCATTGGTAAAAAAATTAAATGATTTAACTTTTAAAGATATGGCAGATACAGAATCACAATTATCATGGAGAAATAATAAACTATCTAAATCAAATGATCCATTAACTTTATTAGACAATAACAAACTTGAACATAAACCATCTTGTTCAAATAAATTAACTTCTGAAGATACAAGATTTACACACCCTATTGATAATTATCGTAGTATGAGCTTAACTGAATTAATGTTTGAATCATATTTACATATTAATCCTCAATGCAATATACAAGAATCCGGTGATCGTATTGGATTAAATTCAAGGTTACAATCTAAAGATACATACAAATTAACAAATCAAGTATCATGGGATAATGGTGATGTATTTCCTAAAGAAATTCCATCTGCTAAAAATATATGTGATGTTTAATATGTATATAATAATATGTATATAATAATAATATGTATATAATAATAATATGTATATAATAAATAAAATGTCAAGTATTTTATTTATTATTTAGTTAAAAATAATAAATAAAATGTATATAATAATAATATGTCAAGTATTTTATTTATTATTTAGTTAAAAATAATAAATAAAATGTATATAATAATAATATGTCAAGTATTTTATTATCTAATATGTTTAATGAACAATCCTCAAATAAATTAAATACAATGTATAATTCTAATATTAGTGAAAAAATGAATATTATTGAAAAAAATCAAATAATGCAACAAAAATTAAATCCTGGATTTTTAAATCAATTTGATGATTTAAGATTTGATAATATTGCAGAACCAGTTGGTATTAATCAAGCATTTACAACAATAACAGGTGTTAATTCATCATTGCAAAGAAATTTAGATTTTCAAAGAGGTTATTCACAATTTCAAAAAGATGATATGCATTATAATGTAGTTGATAAAAATGATTTTACACATAATAATATGATACAACATACTTCTAAAAGAGATTTTGATACTAATGCTGATAGAACAATTAGAAAATTAGAAACATTTACAGGTTCGTTTGAATATTATAAACCAAAAAAAGAAGCTAAGCATTTATTTGAACCTATGTCAGATTTAACATATACACACGGTATGCCAGTAATAACAGATACATTTAAAAATAGATACCTACCATCAAATAAAAATAATAATGGTAATCTACCATTTGAAACAAATGTTCGCGTACTACCTGGTTTAGATAATCAAAATCAGATAGGTAGTCATTCTGTTTATCGTATTTTACCAAAAAATGTAGATACACTTCGTAGTGATATAAATCAAAAAATATCATACAAATCTAAACCACTAGAAACAATTAAAAAAGGAGAAATAAGAGGTTCCAATCCATATTTAACAAAATTTAAAATACCAGATTTTAGAGAAACAAAATATGAAGATTTATTACCTTCCAGATCTACAATTGAAGCACCTAAAAATATTGGTAAGTATACTAATATTTTAACAATGAGAAATGAAACTGATACATATAATCCAATAAACGCTGTTAATACAAATATTGGAGATGGTCCAGATAAAAAAAAAATAAGATTTGAACCATCAAAAAAAGAGAATTATTTAAATGATAATATGCATTCAATTACAGGTGTATATAATAAACCAGTTATGACAAATACTAAATCATTTATTAATTATGAAAATCAACGTACTAGTACTAATGTAGAATATGAAGCACCTGTTAGATCTGGACAAATATCAGGATATACTATTGATTATAAAAATGTGCCATTAACAACTTCTCGCGAATTAATGATACATAATAATAATACATTGGGTGTAAATACAGAACAAAAATCATATGTATTTTCTAATAATATGATTTTACCTGTAACAAATAGAGAAATAAAAAATACTCTTGATATATTAGGTCCATGTAATAATATTAAAAATGGATTTTTACAGAATGGTGATAAAGCTAAAATAACACAAAGACAATATACTAATTATTACGATGTATCTAATGCAACTGGTGAAATTAAACAAAATGCATTATATAATAATGACCAAGCTAAACAAACTTTAAGACAAGGTATAAATTATAATGATGTATCTAATGCAACTGGTGAAATTAAACAAAATGCATTATATAATAACGAACAAGCTAAAACAACACAAAGACAATATACTAATTATAATGATGTATCTAACACAACTGGTGAAATTAAACAAAATGCATTATATAATAATGATATTGCAAAACCAACTATTAAAGAAACTACAATTGTATCAAACTATTCGGGTACAATCGGTGTTTGCAATAATACATCTTATATACGTGATATATATGATTTAGCACGAACTACTATTAAAGAACAAACTGAAGAAAATAATCATATTGGACATGCAAATGCAAATAATATGGAATCATCATATGTTAGAGATTTATTGAATAAAGCACGAACTACTATTAAAGAACAAACTGAAGAAAATAATCATATTGGACATGCAAATACAAATAATATGGAATCATCATATGTTAGAGATTTATTGAATAAAGCACGAACTACTATTAAAGAACAAACTGAAGAAAATAATCATGTTGGGCATGCAAATGCAAATAATATTGAATCATCATATGTTAGAGATTTATTGAATAAAGCACGAACTACTATTAAAGAACAAACTGAGGAAAATCATCATGTTGGGCATGCAAATAATATTGAATCAACATATGTTAGAGATTTATTAAATAAAGCACGGACTACTATTAAAGAACAAACTGAGGAAAATTATTATATTGGGCATGCAAATGTAAATAATATTGAATCATCATATGTTAAAAATTATAATGATATTGCAAAACCAACAATAAAACAAACAACAATTGTACAAACACCAGGAGGAAGAATTGGAAATAGTAATATGGGTAATTATTCAAATTTAACAGATAATATGAAAACAACAATAAAAGAAACAACAATATTAGAAGATTATACTGGTGGATTACATGGTGAAATTGATAAACCAATTTCACATGATGCAACTAATAATGTGTGTTTAGATGATAGACGAGAAATAACTACATATAACCGAACACCAAATGGAAAACGTGATATAAATGGACCACAAATTGATAAAGATAATGTTAGATTAAATGAACCAATATTATTTAGTTATGTACCACAACCACATAAAACACTCGATCATAGTGTTATGCCAACAGTATCTAGAAATACAATTGAACAAGTATATTCAATGAGAAAACCAGTAATAGAATCTTCATCATATTATATAAATCCTAATTTTATAAATACTTTAAATGATAATCCTTATGTAAATGATATATATCATCAAAAAAATCTATAAATAATTATGCAATTTTTATAATACCAATATTAATATCTTTAATGATATCTTTATAAATATCAAGAATTAAATTTTCTTCTTCTTGTTCATCTTTTTTAATAATCTCGTCAGTATGTGTTAATAAAATTTCATTCATATAATCATATGATGCTATAATTTGTGATCTAGAACGCGCACCTGTAATAATAATATTACCTTTTTGAAAAATAAATATACTTACTTCTTTTTGTTCAGGATTTTCTTTTAGTGGAGCATATTTAATTATAACACATGCGCGAATACATGGTTCATAAGATGATTTAAGTTTTTTCTTTAATAACAAATTATATAATTTATCACGATCAATTTGCATATTAACTTGATAATTTGAATTAATCATATCAATTTTAAAATCTTTAACTGTTATTTTATCGGGTTCATCAATAAATTTTATTTCATTAATTTTACCATCTTCCATTTTTTTTGCTTTAATTTCTTTTAATTTATAAATTAGTTTATTTAATACAAAATTAATACCTTTAATTGTTTTACATCCAGACATTTGAAAAGAACCATTTTTAAATAATTTCATATTAATTTTACGTACAATATCTAAATCAACACAATCACCATGTTCAACCCTCATTACAACAGTAATTTGATTATAAAAATGATTTTTAGATGTATCTTTTATTTTACTATATTTTTTAGTACGTTTTGGTTTATTTTTTATTTTTATAAGTGTTCTTATTCTTTCTTGATTCATTTTTACAGTTAATACATCATTTGAGTTTAATTGAAAATATCTCTCAATGTTTGGTATATCTAGTTTAGTATTAAGCTTGCCTGATGCACACATTGTTGATACACTGATGCCAGGTGGAAGATTTTTAATCTCTATTGAATCAACGTTAATATAATCAATAAACGTGAAAGAATCCCATTTTATAGACATTAATACTATTATAAAATATAACTCTTTAAATATCAAATTTCATTTTTTATATAATAGGTAAAATATCATTAATTTGTAATAATAGGTAAAATATCATTAATTTGTAATAATATGTAAATAAATAAAATAATATATAAATATTTATAATATAAAAAGATGAGTAATATAAATAACTATAAAAATTATACTATGTTTAACAATACAATTATTTATATTATTATTATTATTATTATTATATATATAATCAAAAATTATAAAAATAAAAAAACAAATAAATTTAATTGGTATATAATTTTAATTGTTTTATTGATAATATTATTATATTATATTATTAAAATGCTATTAATATTTAATACACATAATGGTAAAGAATTTAGAACAACATCCTGTTTAATACACGGATATAACCTATTATTAAATAGAATAAATTTACCAATTGAAATAGTAAAACCAGAATTATTAAATAAACCATTTAATGAATTTATAATAAGCACATCACATAATAGCTATATACCTTGTTTTCAAAATGCTGATATTACATCAACAGATGCAATTAAAAATGCATTAATATTAGGAGCAAGAGTGATTGAGTTAGATGTATTTGCAAAAAATAATACATCAAATGATGAATCTAGTTATATACCAGTTGTTACACATGGTATAGAAAGACCGTCAAGTGATATTTTTACAACATCGTATATTTATTTTGAAGATTGTATAAAAGTTATATCAGAATTTGCTAAACAAACATCAGATCCTATATGGATTGATTTAGAATTAAATACAAATAAATTAGTACAAACACAACAAAAAATTAAAAATATACTTGTAAAATATTTTGGTAATAAATTAATAAATAATGAATTAAATAATAAAAACCATTTTACACAAGAACCAATAAAAAATTTATTAAATAAAATTATAATAACAACATCAAAACCTAAATCTTCTATTACTGATGAATTATCAGAATTAATTAATTCGTATGCAGATGATAATTTTTATAAAAATACAGATAATACAAATAAAATATTAAATGAAATTAAACCAGACAAAATAATGCAACGTATATATCCAGTAGGTAATGTAAACGGACATTTATCAAAAAATTTTGATCCAGAACCATTTTGGAAAAATAAACATCAATTAGTTGCACTTAATTTTCAAACATCTGATAAAAATTTAATTAAAAATATAACAATGTTTAAAAAATGTTCATTTGTTCATTTTTCTGAATTAAATTTTTAAATTTTCTTTAAAGTAAAATATTTATCTAAATAGTTTAACAATATGTTTATATTATATATAATAAATTATGTCAAAGATTGAACCAATTTTGTCTATAAAAGAAAATAATTTAAATATATCAAAAAAATATCCAGTTATTTTATCATTTGATGTTGGAGTAATTCATTTATCATATTGTTTATTAACACAAACAGAATATGTACAACAAAATGATACAATTATTAATTGGTGTATATTAGATTGGAATAATATTGATTTAACAAATAGGTCTGAACAAAAATGTAATTGTGGTGCTAAAGCAAGTTTAACAAACACCGTTAATAATGAAATAAAATATTATTGTAAAACTCATGGTAAAAAAATAGATACACACATTAAAGATTTTAATGAATGTTTTTCATTATATAGTAAAAATAATTGTGATAGTAAAAATACATGCAATTATATTAATAATAAATCAACAATATGTGATAAAAAAATATCATTTATAAATAATGACATGTATTATTGTTCAACACATGCAAAACAAATTTATAAAACATTACAAAAATCATCAGATTTAAAACCATTTAAATTAAAGAATTCATCAACATTAAATTTTGACGATGTTAAGTTTAGATTAATGATGGAATTAGAAAATAGAAAACATTTATTATCTGCTGATTATGTTGTTATTGAAAATCAACCATCATTAAAAAATCCACGAATGAAATCAATTGCATCAGCAATTTATGATTATTATTTAATTCGAGGTATTATTGATAAAAATATAACAAAATCAAATATTACACAAGTTAAATTTATGTCACCTTCAAATAAACTTAAAATAGCAACTGATGGAGACATAAAACAATTAATAAAAGCAAAAAAAACAGATGATACTAAAGCATATAAATTAACAAAAAGTTTAGGTATAAAATATTGTTTAGATTTAATACAACATCTAACAATATGGGTTAAACATTTTAATTCCCATAAAAAGAAAGATGATTTGGCAGATTCATTTTTACAAGGAGTCTATTTTTATTCAAATAATATAAACACCCCGAAAGTAATAAAAAATGTTAATGATAATAAAATAATATTTAAAAATGAATCAGAATCATTAAATACTATAGATTTAATAGAAATAGATGTTTAATCAAAATTTATAAATAAAAAAATTGAAATATTTAATATTAATATATAATAAATATTATATATTAATGACATTAAATCAATATTATGCTAATATAAACCCTACAATTGGCGAACTAGTGCTTGTTACTTTTTCGTCTAGAACTGAATCATTTTTTGATGCTAAATTAATGGAGTATCCTTATCGCGGAATGATGAGTTATTCTGATGCATCAAAAAAAAGACGAGTATCTAGTTGGAATAAAATAATTCCACTAAATAAACTTATGGTTGCACGTGTTGATGAAATAGATACTAAAGCACAAATTGCACAAATATCAATTATATATCTTGATGATTATGTAGATGATAAAAATTTATCAGTAACAGATATTCAAAAAAAATTAATGGTTCAATTTACAGAAAATAAAATTTTAGAATCTTTTATTAAATCATTATGTATTCAAACAACGTGTAAATATGAAATTATATGGCAAACTTTAATTCATTATATTGATACAAAACGTCGTATATTTAACGATGAACAAGAAGAAGATCCTATTTCATTGTGGAAATATTTTTGTGATAATATTAGTGATTTAAGTTATTGGTGTTTAGAATCAAATATTAGTGATGAAATTCGTGAAATTATTTATGCGTTATATATAAAACGAACTGAAGAAACTATAAAAAAAATTAATTCTAAGATTAAAATTATTTCTCCAAATGGTATATCACATACTCATAAACTATTAGATACTTGTTTAAAAAAAATTACATTCAAATATACATTTAAATATATGACTACTCCAGATTATATACTAGAATCATCTACTGAAGATTCTAGTATAGCCGATCATAAAAAAATTATTGATATTTTAAAAATAGAATCCCAAAAAATGACACCAAAAGTATTTATACAAGTTTTAGATGCAGATATTGCAAAATTAATTGGATAATTTATATTATTTTAATGATTTTTTCTTTTTAATTAATCCCATTGTTTTTTCTAAATTTAATTGGTCTGATTGTATTGGTTTATTTCGTTTTATTGCATATTCTGATTCTATTTCTGAATACATTTTATTTAATTTATCAATTGGAACTTCTTTTAATTTAGTAAATTTATATGATTCTTCTATTTGCATTTGTCTAGAAATAAGCGGTGGATGTAAAACAATATATTCTTTTGTATTAATTATAAAATTATTTCTAAATTCTTCTAATGTTAAACACCCTCCATATTCTTTTAATGTCATCCAATGTGGTGCTGGATTAATTTCAGTATATTCATTATATAATTTAAAATAAAATAGATTAATTAGCGAATCTCTTTTCCATGTTAATGAATCATTTAATTCTAAATTATATTTTTTCATACAATTAAAACTACAATAATTACCAGTGCAAAAAAATGTTTCATTATAATAATCTTCTGGTAATTCAAGTCCTGGAGTATTAAAACAATTTCTACACCACCAACATTTTGTATTTTGTGAAAATATTAAATTATGTGTTGCAATTTTATGGATTGAATTATTTGAACACATTTGATTAGTATTTATAGTTGTTTTTAATGATTCTGTTGTTTCTGAATTATTGTATGAATTATTTTTAGAACAAATAATATCTTTTTCTGATTTTATAAAAATATCAGTATCACATGCACTATATACTTCATCAATTGTTATTGGTAAATGAAATATAATTTTTTCTTCATCTGTATTAATTAACTCATCTATTTTATTTAAATTTTCAACTTTTGTTTGTATCATATTAAAATTTTTAGGTTTTCTCCCTCTCTTTTTTTTTTGTATTATTTCTGACATTTAGTAATAGTATTGTTTTATCTTTAAATTTAATATTAAAAATATTTAAAGATAAAAAATGCAAAATAATTTCTTATTATTTATAATGCAAATTAATAAAAAAGATTTTAAAATAATATTAAATCATATGAATTTATTATCACCTTTAGAAATTAATAATTTGATTAAACAATCACAATCTGGAAAAACCAATAATAATGATATAAATCAACTTATTAACACATATTCACCGAATAAAGTATCTAAACTTATGAATAAAATTAATAACAATTTTTTAATTTCAAATAATATGTATGGTGGTGCTGATGCTGGTGATGATGTGCATGATAAGATAATTGATATTATTAATAAACTTGAAGAATTAAAAAAAAAATTAAATAGCTGTACCTAAAATAAATTTAAATAATTATACCAAATTTATAAAACTGATAATGCTGATTTTTTTGGTTTGCGTGTTTTATTACGTTTTTTAGGATTACCTTCACTTAATGTTGTTTCTGAAATTATTCTATCATTATTTGATGATGATGATTCTTCTTGTGTATCGCTTACACCAGCTTTAATAGTACTTGGTTGTAAATTATGAATTCTATTTAAAATATCTTTTACATTTGATGGAGCTCTAATATCTGGTATATTAGGTTTAATTGCATTTATAGGTGGTTTAGAATTTGCAGGTTGTGGTTCATTATCAAAATTTGAATTAGAATTCAATGGTTCATTTATAGAAAAATTTCTAGGAGGTTCATTATTACGGGATTGATTATTTAATTGAGATTGTAATTGACTAATATATTCTTGTTGTTGTTGCATTTGTTGTTGCATTTGTTTTTGTATTTGTATTTTAGACTCAGATTCTTTTTTTCTATGTTCATCACGTTGTCGTTCAATATTTACTTCTTGTTGTGTCATAAATTGAGAACTTTCTGTTTTACTTGGATTAATTATTTTACTTAAAAGTCCAGGATTTGATGCTAAAATAGAATCTAAACCAGGTAATTTAGATGACTGTGATTTTGTAAAATGGAATGCTCCCGCAGATGCTATTATTAAATATAATAATTTAATTTCAGGAGCCATTTGTCTACCAGTACCTTTATATTTTTCATATATTTCTTCTAAAACATCTTCCCATGAATCAACTTCTAATTGCATGTGATCACCCCATCCAGATAAATGAAAGTCAAATGGATCATATTTATCATTTAAAAATTCAATTACAGAAACGGCTTGTAATAAACCCCCTTTAAATATTTTAACTCCATTTCTTTTATCTGCAAAACTTTTTAATAATTCAAATTCATATTCCATTTCTTCTAATGATGAATTAAAATCATATTCTTTTGATAATGTAAATCCTTTTAATTTAATTTCACATAATTTTCTAAGCATTTCTATTTTTTTAAGTCGTAATTCTTGTGGTGTTAATTCTTTTTTTTCAATAGGTTTAATTTCAGATATTGTATGTGTATTATTTTTTATAATTTCAGGTGATTCTAATCTTTGATCATTATTTTTTATTTTATCTTGATAATTTTTTTGAAATATATTTGTTGTATTTTTTTTTGGTGATATACTAATTTTTTCATATTTTTCTCTTGATTCAGATGATTTTTTATTATCAGAATCTGAAGATATAGATTTTGATTCTTTTTTATTTAAACTTTTTGAACTTTTTGAACTTTTTGAACTTGCTGAATCAGTATTTCTAAGTAAATCATTTAATTCAGATGATTCAGAAGTTGCATTAAATTTAGGTTGAATTGTTTTACTTGGATTAGCAATCATATTAAAATAATAATCTGTATCAGTTGTTTGTTTTATTCCAATTGATTTATCTTCAATTAAATTGTCACCTCGTGAATTTTGATAATTAACTTTTATATCTGATGAAGTTTCGGATTCTGACATTATATAAATATAAAGATTCTTTCCTTTAACTTAACGCAATATATAAAAAATTTATATTTTTTATATATTATAAAATCGCACCTTTTTATTATAAATGTCTTATATATAATCCAACTATATGTTTCTAGTTAGAGAAACAATAACTAGTAATTATATTTGTTTGTTATTTTACACATTTATAATAATATTTTAATTTAGAAATTATTATCTACTATTTTACAATATAAAAATGAACTATTGTTCTTTAGAAGATGCGTGGGGTAGCAGTAATCGTATGTGTAGCCAATATAAAAATTATATGGATGACAAGAATAATATTAAACTTGATAAGAATAATACACAACCAGGATCTTATCAAACAAAGTTTGATAACGCGTTGGGGAGTTCCCAAGGATCTAATCAATCAAAGTTTGATAACACGTTGGGGGGTTTTACCCCCCAAGAACCGTTATTAAAACAAAATACTGAACATTTTCAAAATACTGAACATTTTTCTGATGTATCATACCAATCATCACATCTATTAGATAAACAAAATAATTCTAATCAATATAATAATAATTTTCATGAATTAGTTGATTGTGATAATTTTTTAAATCATATTCATACTTGTAAAAAATGTCATAATAAAGTTAAAAATTATTTTAAACCAAAATTAGTAGAAAATATTCAAGATATTGTTGAAGATAATAAGGATACTATTGTTTTAATATTAATTGGAATATCTATATTACTTTTTTTTAATTTAATAAATAATATGACTAAATCAAATTAAATAGTTTATTCAAGCTGTCCATTTTATTAATAAAATATTAGGTTCAAAAAATTCTGTTGTAAAACCATTTAATAAAAGTTTATCTGTAATATATTTACGACATTCTTTACGAGAATAAATTGGTAATCCAACTAAAAATTCTGGCATTTCATACCATGTATGATAAAAATCACCAGAACTTGCATAACATATTTTTTTCTCTACAATTTTATATATTTTTTCAAATGTTATAAACTTTCTATCTTCTCTTTCTTTTTGTTGTTTAATTAATTCATCAGCTTTAACCATTATAATACATAATAAAAAAGTTTATAAAGATAAAATTTTATTTATCTTTATATGGAATATGATACTATATGTATGTCAGGAGGTGGACTAATAGGATTTGCATTTATTGGTGCTCTTGAATATTTAAATAATTCTAATTATATTAATTCTATAAAAAATTATGTTGGTACATCTATTGGTTCTGTATTATCATTATTATTAGTATGCGGATATTCACCATTAGAATTAGGGGATTTTATTATTGATTTTGATTTTACAAAAATAAATCATGATATATCAATTGAAAATATTATTACAAATTATGGTATTAGTAATGGTGAAAGACTAGAATTTATAATTAATTCATTTATTAAAAATAAATTTAATGTTGATAATATTACTTTTAAACAATTATTTGAATTAACTAATAAAAATCTTATAATAATTGGAACAAACTTTTCAAAATCACACGAGGAAGTATTTTCACATAATGAAACACCTGATATGTCTGTTATTACAGCTATTAGAATATCAATATCTATACCTGTATTTTTTACACCTGTTTTATATAATAATGATTATTATGTTGATGGATGCATTACAAATAATTTTCCAATTAAATATTGTAATAAAAATACAACAATTGGTTTATATATACGAATTAATAATAATAATAATGTAACAAATATAATTAATATTATTATTGGGTGTATAAATATTATAACTGATACTATTAATTTTAAAGATATAATTTGTAGCGAAAATATTATTCAAATTGATTATGATACAAATCAAAAAGATAAAGAATTTATTAATTTTGATTTTACAATTGATTACAAACTTAAATTAATAAATTTGGGTCAAGTTTTTGCAAAAAAATTTGTTGAAAATCAATCAACTAATATTTGTAAAAATATTTTAGATGATATAATTAATAAAATAATCCAAATAGAATATAATCTTAAATTAGAAACAAAAGAAACACAAACAGATTAAAAATTATTAAATTTTACATTAGAAAATTCTGTTGGTTTCATATTTTTAATAAATTCTGTTTGAAATTGATAGTCTTTCATTTTAACATCAATTGATTTTTTTAAATCATCATTATGTAAACATGGTTGTAATGTAAATGCACGATCTAAACTTGAATATTTAACATTTTGAACTGAATCTTCTAAATAAAGTTTATCCATATCTGATAAACTTGTATAAACATCGCCTGATATATATGTTGTCAAATCACCAGTTGCTACATATTCAATAATCTGATCTTTAAATTTACCATCAATTTTATTATTTTCAAATTTTGTATTAAATTCTTTATCATTATTAATATTTTCTTTTATTATATTAATATCGTTTCTTTTTGTTTTAAGTTTTTCAAACCGTTCTAATACTGATTGATGATTAGTATCAATAAATGATTGTTCATTATGTTTTTTATTTAATATTTCATTTTTTGCTATATATTCATTTAAACTTAATTCTTTATTAGAAAAATTTTGTTCAATATTTTTAATATTTTTATTAAATGTATCTTTTAATTCTTTAAAAGTATCTGCAGAAGTTTGTAAAAAAACATTGTATTTTGCACGCGATTCTTTATTTAGTAGAATTTGATTTGATAATATAATATGATAATAAATTTCTTCTTCTAATTCTAAGTTTTTATCTGGATGAAAATTTTTAACAAGTTTCATAAAACTTTTTTTAATTTTAATTTCAGGTGCATCTATTGGTACATTAAGTATTTCATACAAATTATATTTTAAATCATTAAAATCTATTTCTATTTTTGACATTTATTATATAATAAATATATAAAATTTGGTTTAAATAGTTTTAATTATAAATAAAAATTATTTTTTAATTATTGTTTGTATACGTTCAATTAAAGCTACTGAAGTGCGATCACCGTCATATATTATTGGTTCTTTATCATCAACTACTATAATTATATATGGATATCCTGGTACATTATATTTAGTTGCTAATTCAATATTTTTTACATCATCATCACATTTTATATCTAATGCTTTGATATTATTTATTTTATTAATATGTTTAGAAAAATCATCCCATTCAGGTTGAAATTTTTTAGACCATCCGCACCAGCTGGTATTAAAATTATAAATAACAATATTAGAAAAGTTGCTATTTACAAATTCTTCTTTAGTTTCATTTGTTAATATTATATTGTCTTTTTGTTTGCAAGATTTTTTATACAAAATATGATAAACACTATATAAAATTACTACAATTATAATTAACCAAGTCCATAAAGGTATTTTAAAATATATATTATTTAACATTATTATAACATTATTAAGAAAATAAAAAAATAATTAGATTTTAATAAAAAAATATTTAAAAAAATCTAATTATTTTTTTCTATATTATTATATATAATAAAAATGTCAAGTAGTAAAGATACAAAATTAATTCCTTTATTTGGTAGATTAGATGATGAACGTAGTAAATTTTTTGTTAGTTTATTAAGAGATGCTGCTGATAAAAAAAGAAATGGTGGTAAATATATACGGATGCAAACATCAAAACTTGTTGCCGGTGTTGGTAATGCTACTAATGTAACTGGTAATATATATATAAACAATCTTACCACTGAATTTAAAAATGAGTTTTTTCTTCCACGTGTTGGACCTGATTATGAAATATCTAATGAATGGGTTCGGTATTTTACTGATGTAATTGCACGTATCTACAATAAAACGTTTGATAAATATAATAAACTCGGAAAAGAAATTATTGAATTAATTGAATCAGTTTCAAATATTGCTTCTCCTGGTTCAGAAGAAGAATTTACACAAGAAATTATTAAAATATTAGTACGTGATATGACCAAAACACCTGCTGTTCCTGCTTTTGATAGAATGAATCCATTAACCTGGAAAAATATAGATACTGTAACTTATGATAATAATACATTAAAATATCTATTATTTGCACCTAATCCTAATTATAATAACATTCCCAATATAGCTATAAATTTAGGTCATGAACTGATAATAAATTTAGGTAATGATTTTGATGATTGTTATAATAAGATTGATAATGCTATAGCAGCAGGAGGTATAAATGCTTTAGATAGTTTAAAGACCACTTTTAATTATAACTATAATAAATATTTTATACGAAAAATGCTTGAAGAACATGCTAAAACTGCAAAACAACCTATTGTTAATAATAGTACATCAAGTTTTTTTGATGACGTTTCTATTGTTCAAGAAAAATATTTTCGTAGAGGTGATCGTTTATTATATAATGATGATAAAGGAAACGAGGTTGAAGTTGATAGAAATTCCAAAGCATATGCAGAACTTCATAATGATCCTAATAAATGTTTAGATACAGGTTTTAAAGATAATAATACTCCGGATGAAAAATGTAGTGATTATTTAAGAGATTGTTTAATGGGTAAAAATATTGATAAATGTAAAACTTTTTTACAAAAACCAGATTACTGGACAAATGTACAAGATGAAATTGATAATATGTTACCAGTTACAGCATATGATACTCTTCGTTCTTTTAAATTTGATTTTATATCGGTTCATGATAATAAGTTTGGTCGTAAATTAAATAAAGTTAGTTCTGTAGAAAAATGGATTGAAAAACTTCATGTCTTATCAAAAACACCAAAACTAAAAGAAGAACAAGTAGATCAAATAGTAACGGATGCAAGAAATGCAGCAGATGCATTAGGCGCTAACGATATATCGACAAACGCAGCTGGACTTGCTGCAAGAAAAGCATTATTAAGAGGTGTGGATTATAATGTGGCTTTAGATGCAGGACACGATGCTGCAAATGCGGTAATGTCAGCAAATGCTATAGTAGCGGCAGCAATAGGAATAAATGTAGGTGCTGCATTAGCAGCAGCACGATTAGCAATAGCAGGAGCAGGAGCAATACCAGGATCAGTAGAAGACTTAGCATACAA